ATGTACGAGTTCATCGTCAACAACCTCGGGTGGTGCATTCTTCTCGCCGCCGCCCTCGTCCTCGCGATCTATCTGATCGTCGACTTGCTGCGCATCCCTGCGCCGGATCCGGAACCGTGGGAGCCCGTCCTGGTCGATCGCGGCGAGATCGTCGAGTCCACCGGCGGCCAGCGATGAGCGCCGTCCGGGCCGCGATCGTCCCGACGCCCGCGACGCCGCGCCTCACCGAGTCGCTGATCCGCCAGTACAAGCTGTGCCGAGGCGACAAGTGCTCACGGCCACGGTGCCGTCGGTGCCGCCGCGGTCGTGACTTTTGGGCGCAGCGGAACGGGGCAGTCCGATGACCGCCGCCTCCGCATACGACTCCGCGAACATCGCGCCCAATGTCGTCATCGCCGCCACCTCGACCGCCGTTCGTGACGCCCGCGAGGCGCTGGGGACCGCGTACGACGCCCTGAGCAAGCGGTGCGCACAGCTCGGCTACGACCTGTCGACGATGCAGGAGTCGAAGGTCCAGAAGACGACTCACCGCGTCGCCGTCACAGACCCGCGCGGTGGCCGACGCTTCGCCGTCTACGGCGACTCCCTTACCGAGGCCCTCGACATGGCAGCCGATCGGCTCAACCGAGGGGAGTGGGGCCGATGAGCGGCGTCCGCCACCACCTCGAAGCGATGGAACAGGCATACGACGAGGGCTACGCCGAGGGCGCCGACGACACCGGCTACCCCAACCCGTACCGCAAGCTGCTCGACGACCGCCGCGAGTTTGTCCGTGAGCAGGTCGAGAACGGGTACGGGGCGCTCGTTGACGAGGACGGCGACAACGTGCTCGGCGACGACAACGCCGAGTGGTTCGACGCGGTCCTCGACGCGCACGACGAGTGGCTGGCGCTGCCCCGTCCGTACACCCGGGACGAGGCTGGCCTTGACGGCAATCGCCGAGATCCCGTCGCCGAGCACCTCGGTCGTGCCAGCCGCTCCGGTGACATTGCAGACCTTGCCGATGCTCGCGCCGCGATCGACGACTTCGCGCGTCGAATCTTCGAGCACACGCCCAGCGAGGACCCTCACGCGGAACCGCGGTCCTGGAACGAGATCGACGAACGCGAGCGGGATGTCTATCGGCTCAACCTTCGCACCTTCGCGTTCGTCTTCCCGGGCCGGGCACCGGCCCTCGACGCCGCGATCCAGGCTCTCGATGCCGCGATCCGGAAGGTCGATGGCCGATGAGCACCACATCAATTCTGCCCACCAACCGCGAATGGCTGCGGCGTCTCATCTCCGGTCGCCCGCATCAGGTAATCGGCGGCACTGACAACCCGTACCTGCGGCGCTGGTACCTGATCCCGCGTAACCCGGTGCTCAACGTCTACCTGCACCAGTTCCTTCGCTCCGACGACGACCGCGCGCTCCATGATCACCCGTGGCCGTTCGTGTCGCTGATCCTGTCGGGCGAGTACGACGAGATCACCGAGCAGGGAACGATCCACCGCGGTCGCGGGTCGATCGCGTTCCGTCGCGCTGAGTGGCGTCACCGCGTCCAGCTCACCGAGGAACTGACCACAGGCGACCTAGGCAACGGTGGTGGTCCGGTCGTTCGTCTGTTGCCCTGCTGGACGCTGATCGTGACCGGACGTCGCTCGCGTGAGTGGGGATTCTGGTGTCCAGCGAGGGGTGGATTCCTCACGCGCGCTATCGGCCCGAAGCGGTTCGTCCCGTGGCGCGACTTCGGTGACGCCGGATGCGGCGAGGTGGCCTCATGACCGCCGTCCAGCAGCCGATCGACGAAATGGCGATCTGGCGCGCCACCCACAACGACCGGTCGGTCACCCTCCGGCCGCACGAGTACGTCGTGGCGGTGCACCAGATGGCCGCGGCGGGCCGGTCGAGCACCTACATCGCGGACATCCTGGGCCTCACGCCCCGCCACGTGGAGCGCCTGCGGCGTCGACCGTCACCCGAGCTGCCCACTGCGACGCCGCCCCGGCTCCCGACGCCCGACGAGCACGCGAGCCTCGTCGACGGGCTCGGAAAGGCGGCTCTCCGGTTCGTCGACCACGTCAACGACATCGACCCCGTCGACGTGTGGGCCGAACTCGACGAGCTGTCACACGACCAGCTGAAGGCCCTCGCGGTCGCGTCAGCCGCGATCGTCAGCGGCCTGCCGTCCGCCCGCGCACGCCTCGCGTACTGGGACCGCCTGGTGGACGCGTCATGACCGCCCCAGCGCGGACTCTACGTCCGCCTCTCCACCTGGATCTGCACCTTCTGCGAACACCGCGCCCGCGCCGAACGGAGGAAGCGCCGATGAGTTTCGGAACCGTCTGGTACCGCGGCACTCACGCGCCAGAGCACGCGCCCGCCGCCCGCTCGGACTATCCCCGGTCTGTCACCGGCGAGGTGTCGACCGAAGGGGCGAAGTACGCGGTCGTGCACCACGACGGCGGCATCCGCGAGATCCCGCACACGAACGTCCTGTTCATCGACTACCCCAACACCGAGGAGAACCCCGATGCGTGAAGTACTCCAACCCGAGAGCCCCGCCGAGCAGATCCTCCGAGGTCTCCTGAAGAAGCCGCTACGCACCCGTCCGGGCGGGGATCGAATCCTGCCCTCGCGAGATCCCAGTCACCCCGACCTCCCGTCGACCGCTCTGCCGATCCGGATCGCATCCGACCCGAAGATGGGGCAGACCGACCAGCGGCGAGCCCGCAACCGTGCCGCTCGCAAGTCGCGGCGGATCAACCGACGGCGTGGTGCCTGATGATGACCGCCGAGCAGACGACCATCACAGCCCGCGAGATCGCCGAGTGGGTATCGAAGTTCGCCACCCTCGACGAGGATCACCGACCTGATCGTCCCGACAGCTGGGAGCGCCAGGCGGTCTACATCGCCCACGGGCTGCCCAACTCGGTCATCGGATTCGCGCTCTGGTCGCTGAGGCTCATCGGCACGGGCATCGAACGGCACTGGTCGCGCAACATCTCCACCCCGGCGGAGCTACTGCGCTCTCTCGGTGTCGATCTGACCGACGGGTGGGCCACATGGTTCGACACGATCGCGCAGGCCGAGGACTCCGGCAAGACCTGGGGCGAGGCGCTCGAGATGGCGGGGGAGGCCCCGGAATGATGACTGCCGTTCACCCAGCGGCGATCGACGCGGCCCTACCGAGTCTCGACGCCGAGGTTGCCTGCGAGGCGATCGCTTGCAGCCATCCAGAGCACCAATGCCAGACGCCGGCCCGGTGGCGAATCCGGATGCACGGCGCGCGAGATGAAGCCGACCACCGCGCGGCGCGGTGCAGCACCTTCGCTCTTCCGGTCTGCGACCCACACCTGGGGGACCTGAAGCGAGTGGTCGCCGACGACCTTGCCCGGCATAACCATCCGCTGCGCTGCACGGGCTGCGGCGCGGAATTCGCTCAGGTCTCCGACGTGATCCTGGAGGTGCATCCGCTGTGACCGTCACCCAGATCGCCAAGCCCCCCGCGCCCGGTACGCCCGAGTGGCTACGCCAGGTCTCGCCGTCGAAGATCCCCGCCCTCCTGGGCGTCTCGCGGTTCAAGTCGCAATACACCGTGTGGCACGAGATGGCCGGCCTGGTCGAGCCCGCCCCGATCAACGAGGTGCGTCAAGACGACTTCGACTACGGGCACGCCGCCGAACTCGCCGCCCGCGAGTACTGGCTGTACAAGAACCCCGGGTGGCGACTCTCACGCGGCGAGGTCGCCTACAGCAACGACGCGGTCCCGTTTCCGAACCTCGCGACCCTCGACCTCCGGGCCTCGCGCGGATCGCTGCGCAAGGTCGTCGAGGTCAAGACAGCCCGCGATAAGGAGGAGTGGGGCGACGATGGGTCCGGCGATGTGCCGAACGACTATGCGGCGCAGGTGATCGCGCAGCAGCACATCACCGAGTGGACCGACGAGCCGGCCGACATCGTGGTGTGGTTCCAGTACGGCAAGCCGAAGATCTACCACGTCGAGTACTCGGCCCAGCTGGCCCGCGCGATGTTCGACCGCGTGGCCGACATGTGGCCCACGATCGTCGCCCGCACACCTCCGCCCGCCCTGGATGACACGGTCTCGACCTACGAGACCGTGCGGGCGCAGCACCCCGACATCGACGGGACCACCGCTGTCCTCGATCCGATCCTCGCCCGCGACTTCCTCACCGCCGACGCCGATCTGAAGGACCTGACGAAGCAACACCGCGGACTCAAGACGCGGGTCTTGAACTCGATGGGCAACGCGCAACACGCGGTCGCGGGGACACCCGAGTTGCCCATCGCTCGCCGACAGCCCGGAGCGCGTGGGGCTGTCTCACTCTTCTCGATCACCAAGACCGATCCCGACGCCATCACGATGAAGGAGACCAGCGCCGCATGAGCAGCACCGAGATTGCCACCACGACAGGGGCCGTCGCGACACAGCCCACCTCGGACCTCGCGATCCAGCCGAACCAGACCGAGTTCACGTCGGTCCAGCGCGCCGCGCTGGCGCAGCTAGGCATCGAGGAGGCCACCGACGAGGACGTCCAGGTCTTCTTCCACCAGGCCAAGCGCACCGGCCTCGACCCGTTCGCGCGCCAGATCTACATGATCGGCCGACGGACGAAGGTGAAGGAATGGGATCCGAACCAGCGTAAGCAAATCGAGAAGTGGGTGATGAAGCAGACGATCCAGATCGGGATCGACGGGTACCGTCTCGGCGGTCGTCGGATCGCCAGCGCCCTGGGGATCAAGCTCGAGAAGGATGGCCCCCACTGGCACGACGGCAACGGCTGGGTCGACGTGTGGCTCGACCCGGCCCGACCACCAGCCGCCGCGCGGTACTCGATCACCCGCGACGGCGAGACCTTCACCGCCACAGCGATGTACAGCGAGTACGTCCAGACCTACAACACGCAGCAAGGGCCACAGCCCAATTCGATGTGGTCCAAGATGCCCGCCAACCAGCTGGCGAAGTGCGCCGAGGCCGCAGCCTGGCGGCAGGCGTTCCCCGACCAGTTCTCCGGCGTGATCTTCGAGGATGCGGCCCAGCACACCGTCATCGACGCGGACGTGATCGAGGAGGAGCCGAAGACCAAGCAGGGCAGCCGCGGGACCGCGGGTCTCGCCGCCGCCCTCGGGGTCGACGAGTCGACCGCCGACGAGCCCGAACCGCAGGACGGCCCCGTCGGCACGATCGAGTCGGGCCTCATCTCGGCTGAGCCCAGCGAGACCCCCGAGGACGAAGCCGACTCGTCGCACGAGCCCAGGCCCGAACCGAAGAAGCCGACGCAGAAGCAGATCCACGCGCTCAACGCTCTGCTGTCCCAGGCGGGGCTCACCAAGGCGGAGAAGAAGGGGCGCCAGATCGTCGTCTCGTCGTTCCTGCCGAACCGCGAGGACCCGGCGGCGGCCCTGACGGCCGACGAGACCGAGCACGTCACGACCCAACTGTCTGCGCTGGTCGAGAACCAGGGGGAGCAGGCGCTCATCGACACCGTCGAGGCCCTGATCCAGCAGCACGACCAGCAGGGGGCCGAGTGATGGCCGACGACGACCAGGGATTCGACGACATCGAGCTGGCGCGCAGCGCGGTCGCCGCCGCGTCTGGCCTGGAGCCCGTGCCCGCCACCATCCAGCTCGCCACCGCCCAGGTGCACGCGACCCTCGCGGTCGCCAAGGCCGTCCAGGCGCTCGCCGCGCAGAGCGCCCCCATGGTGATCGACCAGTCGGCGCCGAAAGTCACCAGCCACCTCCACACCCCAGCCTCAAATCAGAAGGAGAGCCTCCGCTATGGCACTCGCTAAGAACCCGCCGGCCGACCTGCCTTCCACCGAGACGAAGCCGCTGATCGAAGAGGCCTACATCTCGATCGCGACTGGCGGCCTCAAACTCGAGAACCCCCCAGCGAAGAACAAGTCGATCGTCCTCATCGTCAAGGGCACCTGCAAGGGCATCAACGACGAGACGATGAAGGACGGCGAGGACAAGGTCACCCATAAGATCGTCGCCGACTCGATCTACGAGCGCGGCAAGGTCCCGATCGTCGATGAGGGAAAGCCGAAGGGGCTCTTCGACTTCGTCTCCGACGAGAAGCTGTGGGAGCTGGCGAAGGACGCGGCCACCGAGCGCGGCGAGCTGATCGACGACGTCGTGACGGCGTTCCTCCGCAAGTACGTCGACGAGACGAACACGAAGCACCGCGCGGACGCCGAACCCGAGGCGCCGGCCACGTCGGCCCCCGACACGAAGGCCGACAGGAGCAAGGTCGAGCGCCCCGCATTCTCCGACGACGGGAAGAAGTCGTGATGCGCGCGCGGGTCACCGTCGATGACCTACCCGCAGGCATCGACCAACACGACGTCGAGAACGAGATCATCATCGCCCTCGGTCTCCACTTCAGCGACCACCAGATCACCGTCGAGTTCGAGGCGGCGGCGTGATGCGACCGACCTACGACGAACTCCTGGCGCAGAGGCGGGAACTGGAGACCGATCTCGCCGAGACCGAGAATGCCAGGGCCGCAGCCGTACGGCGCGAAACCAACACGGCGCGCGACCTGGAGACGACCGCGACCGAGCGTGGGCAGTTCGGGCAGCACCTCAGCGATGTCGGCCGCGCGCTGGGGCTGTCCAGGACGGGGTTCACCTACGCCGACCTCGCGCGTGAGGCCGGGCGGCTCAAGACTCGGGCCGACGATCTCACGCGGGTGGCGGACGTGCTGGCGGAGGACGGCGTACTCGATCACCCAACCCCCGGCCACCTCGTCCGGGCGGCTCAGCGACTCATCCTCGACCGGGACTACTGGAGGTCGAGGGCCGAGAACGAGACGCTCGAACTGCCCGCGCCGGATCCCACCAACGCTGAGCATCTGCGTTGGGCGGCCCACATCGTCGCTGGCAACCGAGCGTCGTCGCCCGATGTCGTCGCTGGCAACCCAGTCGAGCGTGAACCGGTCAGCGCCTACACCCTGCGCATGTACGCCAGCAGGGTCGAGCAGGCCGAACGCCGGGAGCGCGAGAAGGCCGTCCATCGCGGCGAGCTGATCGACGACGTCGCCCAGCTCATCGAGGCGTCGGTCATCTCGGTCCTCGCGATGGTCGGGGCCAAGCCGACGCCGGGATTCGATTACCGCACGATCGCGCGCGAGTCGCTGGAGGCCGTCGGGCTACTGAAGGCGGACGCGTCATGACGTTCTGGACCGTGAACCTCACTCGCGCGCAGGCCAACATCTTCGCCCGCACCGGCGGGATGGTCCTCCTCACCCTTGACGGCGACTACCAGAAGGGCGACACGCTCGCGATCTACGAAGGCGTGCGGCACATCAACCAGTTCTCGTGGTCGCCGAGCACCGTCGAGCACGTGTTGAAGCACGCACCCGGTCTCGAGTCCGGCTACGTCGTCCTCACGCTCAACAACCGGAAGGCCGAACGCGCCGAACGGGAGGCCGAAACGTCCAGGGGACTCGCACTGCGCCGTGAGCGCTCGAACGTCGCCCTCCGCGGCCAGATCACGAAGCTACGCCGCCAGCTGGCGGGCGGGGGTGCGTGATGTTGCAGGTCATCCACGACAATCCCGAGCTGATCATCATCGTTCTGCTCGTCGCCGCGTTCGTCATCGCGTGGGTCGTGTGGACCGTCGAGGTCGTCTGGATCGCGATCGTGATGATCCGGTCGGCCATCGCGCGGAGGAGGTCACGGCGATGCCCCTGACCCTCTTCTCCGTCTGCCCGTGCTGCAAGAGCTACGAGCCGAACGAGCACCTACTGAGGACCAACCATGGCATCGAGGCCGACGGCAGCCTCTGCGGCTATCAGGTCGGCGCGCACCCGAGTTTCGGGTCCGAGTGTGTCGCACAGAATCTCGTCCGGAACCACATCGTCTACGCGCTCCGCGGCGGGCGTGATCCGTCGCGCGACATCGCTCGCGGTCGCGAGTTGGGGCTGGACATCGACGCGATCGTGCGGGCCGAGAGCCTGGGGGCCGCGTGATGGACCCGTACTACTCCGACGACCAAGTCACGCTCTACCTCGGCGACTGCCTCCAGGTCGACGCGTGGACCTCTGCTGACGTACTCGTCACCGACCCGCCCTACGGGTTGGCATTCCAGTCGAACCGTCGACTTGGCGCCAAGCTCACCCGGATCGTCGGCGACGAGGGCACCGCCGCGCGAGATCGCATGCTCGAGCTGTGGGGTAGCGGTCCCGGTCTCATCTTTGGCCGCTGGAGCGTCGCCGCGCCGAAAGGTGAACGGCAACGCCTTATCTGGTGGAAGCAGGGAACACCCGGCATGGGTGACCTTTCGATCCCCTGGGGCCCGGCGCACGAAGACATTCACCTGCTCGGCAACGGGTGGGATCGCGAGAAGACCGGGCATGTGCGCGTCGGATCAGTCATCACAACCCAAGGTGCGCGCGGTGGCGCGGCAGGCGAGGAGAACGCAACCGGTCACCCGACGCCGAAACCGGTTGGGCTGATGGAGAAGCTGCTGGACCGATGCCCGCCCGGTGTCGTTGCCGATCCCTTCGCTGGATCCGGATCGACTCTCATCGCTGCACGCAACCAGGGCCGCCGCGCGATCGGGGTCGAGCTCGAGGAGCGCTACTGCGAGATCATCGCGCGCCGACTCGACCAGATGGCCCTCGACTTCGGCAGCGCCTCATGAACACCGCGAGCCGCGACCGTGCAGCCCGCCGACAGATCCTCGTCGGCGAGGCGGCGGCTCGGGGACTGTCGGCGCCGGCCATCGCGCGCGAGGTCGGGACGACCGTCGCGACGGTCCGGAAAGACCTGGAGGCCATGGGGTTCTGCGTCCCGTCGGCCCGCCGGGGCCGCCCGCCCAAGTGCCCACACGGCCGCCAGAGCGGCACCGACCGGTGGGGCCGTAGCCGTTGCCGAACATGCGAGAAGGAGGCCCAGTGATGGAGAACGACACCAAGCGCAGGCCGAAGACCGTCGGCGACACGATCGGCCGCCAGGAGGACGACGGGAAGGTCACGTTCCGGCGGATCGACGGCGTCCGACGTGACCGGTACGGCCTCGTGGTCTTCTCGACGGCGGTGCGCTGATGGCCACGAAGATCGAATGGACCGACGAGACATGGAATCCCGTCACCGGCTGCACGAAGCTGAGTCCGGCGAGTCCGGGGTGTGAGAACTGCTACGCGTCGACCTTTGCCGAGCGGTTCCGCGGGACCCCGGGCCACTACTTCGAGAACGGGTTCGACGTCCAACTCCGACCCGACAAGCTCGACCAGCCGCTCCGCTGGCGTCGGCCGCGGAAGGTGTTCGTCAACAGCATGTCCGATCTGTTCCACGAGGCGGTCCCGGACGAGTACATCGCGCAGGTGTTCGCCGTGATGGCGCTGGCACCCCGGCACACCTTCCAGGTGCTCACGAAGCGCCATGGGCGGATGCGGTCCTTGCTCGGCTCTGCGGACTTCGCTCAAGCCGTCGCGGATGCTGTCGCATTCGACAGCGATCTTCCCACCGATGGTGGGGCGTTCTCCGTCGCGGACTGGCCACTGCTGAATGTCTGGCTCGGTGTCTCGACCGAAAACCAACAGTGGGCCGACATCCGCATCCCCGCGCTCCTCGACACCCCGGCCGCCGTCCGGTTCATCAGCGCCGAACCGCTTCTCGGGCCAATCGAACTATCGGTCGATGCACTAGGCCGCTACTACGGAGGCGACCCACGCGAGGATGAACCCGGCCTTGACTGGGTGATCGTCGGAGGGGAGTCCGGGCGCGGGGCGCGGCCGATGAATCCGGATTGGGCGCGGGAGTTGCGTGACCAGTGCGTCGGTGGCGGTGTGCCCTTCCTGTTCAAGCAGTGGGGCGAGTTCCAGCCTGTGGTCCCCGACCATCCGGACAATCGCTCGGTCAACGACTATCTGGTGTCCCCGAAGAACGGCGACGCCATGAGGATCGGGGACTATCCCCACGCGTCAGGCCTGGTGCCCTCGCACTTCGCCACCATGCGCCACGTCGGAAAGAAGACCGCTGGCCGCGAACTGGATGGCCGCACCTGGGACGAGTACCCGGGCGGTGAGGGCTGATGGGCTGGAAGTGGGAGGTTCTCGCTTGGGCCAACCTGGGCGACGGCTACCGCGATTACGTGCAGTACGAGGGCAACTCGATCATCGGCGCCCTGCGGGCCGCGTGGGACGCGAAGCGTAACGGCGTCGGATGCATCCGCCTGGTCTGGAGGGGCTAATGCCGCAACCTGTGACCGCAGAGGAGGTGCCGAGTGGCACGTGATCACGCGAGGATCTACGTCGACATCTGGGGTGACGACGACTGGCTCGACCTCTCGATCGACGCCCAGCTGCTCTACCTCACCCTCTACACCAGCGCGACCCTGTCGCTATGCGGGGCCGGTGACTGGCACGCCGGGCGACTGAGCGGCCGAGCGAGGGACTGGACGCGCGAGCGGGTCAGCGCCGCAGCGGCCGAGTTGTCGCGCGGCCTGTTCGTCGTGATCGACGAGGACACCGACGAGTTCCTCATCAGGTCGTGGATCAAGCACGACGGCCTCTGGCGCACCCCCAACATGGCCGTCTCGGTGGTGAACGCGCGCTCTCAGCTCGCGTCCCGATCACTGCGCGGCGTCGTGGTGTTCGAGGTCCTGAAACTGCGCGAGGGCGACCCCACTTCGACGTCGTGGGAGAAGCCCGCGGTAGCCAAGATGTTGACCCAGAAGGCGATCAACCCGGCCGAACTGGAGCCGTTCAACCCCGACCCCAACGGTGGCCCTAACGGTGGCTCCAACGGTGGTTCTAACCCCAGCTCCAACCCTTACGATTCCTTACCCCTAACCCATGGGGTTAACCCCGGCTCCAACGGTGGCCCTACTACCGCTACCGCTATCACTACCGCTACCACTACCAGTTCTCTCTCTCCCGAAACCGACGGCGTAGGACTCGAAAGAGAGAGCATCCCAGACCAATACCCGATGATCCCGATCCCGGACGACTGGTCGCCCAACGACCTCCACCGCGCCAAGTGGCCACGGCTCGACGTCGACGCCGAGGCTGAGGCGTTCAAAGATCACCAGACCGCGTCCGGGCGTCTGTGCAACCGACGAGCGGGATGGGATGCGGCATTCAACGGCTGGCTCCGCCGAGCCGCCGGGAGCGCGCAGCAGAAGCCCGGCACGTCAAAGGCCGACATCTGGGACGCGAGTGTCATCGACCCGGCGGACGCGACCGCCACGGCACAGCGGAGGCTCTCGTGAGCGACGTCACCTCGGATCAGGTCGCGAACGCCGGCCGCGTGCTGAAGCACACGGCGTTCGTCCACCGCCGGACCGCGATCCGCCCCGCATCCGACACCGAGGCGAAGCAGATCGCGATCGTCTGGGCGCGGATGTTCGCCCGCTACAAGCTCGAACTTCCTGAGCTGCTCGAAGCGGTCGAGCGGCGCGCGATCAAGTTCTCCGACGCCCCCGAGCCGGGCGAGATCGTCCAGTGGGCGCGCGAAGTTCGCCAGGAGTGGGCCTCGCGGGCACAGGCGCAGCCCGAACAGCGGGCGATCCACGAGGCGAAGATCGACCGCAAGATCGCCGATTACGCAGGCGGTTTCGGACTGAAGCTCGACGGGCCAATGAGGCCGGAGACGACATCATGACGGATTCAGAATTGCAGCGGCGCGCCGACGCTCAAGCTCGCAGGGATGCCATCGCGAATTGCGATCTGTGCGACGAAAGCGGCCTGGTGTCGGGGACGCAGCGTGGCGACGACGGCGAGATGCGCGACGCCGTGTGGCGTTGCGATCACACCGACCGACCATTGCCGGCGCGGTTCGTCCCCGACCCGACGCGGAGATTCGGGAGTGGGCGATCATGACCGGCCTGACGCCGGATCTCGCCCGGCTCGACGCGAGTCTCACGGCCCCGCAGTGCGAGTGCCAGTGCAAGGGCGGGTGCAAGCGAGATGCCGCGCGGGCGCTCCGGGTTCACGACTGCCAGGACCCGCTCGCCGACGAGCGCCGCCACGTCGTGATCCTCATGTGCAAGACCTGCTGCGCCACGTTCGTCACGAGGCATCGCTGGCATCTGATCTCGATGCGCGCCCGTGGCGTCCAGATCGGGTGCATCGTGTGCGGCCTGCACTATCACCAGATCGAGGACTTCATCTCGGAGGTGACGGTGCTGTGACCCCGACACCGGAAGAGCAGATGCGGGCCGAGGACCCCGACATCGCCGACGACCCGACCGATCTCGAGACCAACAGGCGCGCGCTTCGGTCGATCTGGCGCCGACTGCGACGTCGGTTCACGCGCTGGTGGATCGGGGTGCAGTGATGACCTTCGTGATGACCTACAGCTACCCGTTCGCCACCAGCTACACGCCGGGCCAGGCGCGCCACCGGGTGGAGCTCAACCCCGACAGCCGCACGTGGTGGGCCGGACAGTCCGACCGGATCCGCACGCGACTGAACCTCGAATCGAAAGGACGGCAACCGTGAGTCACATCGTGGGCCTCGACCCGTCTCTCACGTCCTGCGGCATCGCGATCCTGGGACGCGACGGCGACGAGACCGTCGTGCGAAAGCTCCGATCGCCGGGCCATCGGAGCGTCAACGCGAAGGACTGGCGTGAGCGCTGGCACCGCGTCGTGACGCAAAGCCGCTTCGTCCTCCAGGCACTCCCGTCCGACATCGACCTGGTGGTGGTGGAGGACATGCCGTCACACCAGAAACCCCAACCGGCACTCGGTGACCGATGGGCCTTGTGGTTCGGACTGTGCACCGAACTCGACGCCCGGGGCATCCCGGTCGCGGTGTGTAATCCCGCAACTCGCGAGAAGTGGGCGACGGGGAAGGTCGTTCGGGGACTGTCGGACGACGTGCGGAAGGCCCGGGTGACGACCGCCGTCCGCGAGCAGTGGCCCGGCGTCCAGGTGGCCAATCACGACTGCGCCGACGCCCTCACGCTCGCGGCCATGGGGGCGCTGAAGCTCGGCTGGACACTGCCGTTCGAGATCAAGGATCGCCACCACGAGGGCCTGACTCACGTCGCGTGGCCCAAGGAGATGAGGAGAGCATGACGAACCCCAGCGGATACACGATGGCCGAGCTGGCCGCGTGGCGAGACCTGAAGTGGTCAAGGTATAACCACCTCCTCGCCGGCTCGCTGACAGATCTCCGATCGGCTCGCGAGCGTCTGATCGACCGCGGCCACGACGCCGACGTGGTCGACCGGATCGCACTCCCGTCCGACTACCGGGCCTATGTCGGCCGGTATCGCGAGTACTTCGTGAGCGACGAGGAACGCGAGCCCGAGCTGAGCACCCGCGACCACCTGATCCGGTCGTGCGGCTACCCAGCCGACAAGGTCGATGCCTACCTCGCGGAGCGTGAGGTCGAGGCGGCCGAGAATGCCCGCCGACGCGCCGAACGTGAAGCCTACGAACGCACCTGGCGATACCGCGCACGCCAGGCATGGCGCGAAACCCGCCGGCGCGTGCACGCGGCCTGGTGGGTCCTGCTGCACGGCGAATGCGATCGGGAGGACTGGTGATGACCGCAGCAGACGAGCAACCGCAGATGTCCGAGGACTTCCCGCGTGTCACGGTCGACGACGTGAAGCTGATCCGCAACGCCGAACGGCACCACCTCGCATACCTGTTGGAGCAGGACGGGAACACCCTCGTGAGCTACCTGAGTGACCCGAAGGATGCGGTCGCTCTGATCGCCTATCTCCTGCGCCTCGAAGCGAATCGGAGTGTCCAGTGACCGCAGCAGACGAGGCACGCCAGAAGCTCGAAGGCGTCACACCGGGCTGGTGGAACGCGACCTGGGACGTAGCTCTCCAATGCTGGTTGATCGAAGCCCAGCAGCCCTCAATGAGCGACCGTCGAACGGTGGCGATCGTCGTGGCGATCGTCGACGCCGGGTTCTTCCCTGAC